GTGTTGTATTAGCCATAAATTCACAAAAGGCGAACGAAACAATGGTCGGGCATTTCCATGTTTGTTTGGTGCTTTAGCTCCATTACAAACATAGGGAAGACAGCAATCCATTGTGTAGATGAGCGTGGATTTATGGTGTTACAACAAACAAAACGCACTGTCCAGGTTCTGTCGTTAAAGCACTATCATTGTAATCGGCGCGTGTAAAATCAGACGATGTGACGATTAGCCAACGTTAAGCAATCCGTCTTGAGGACGGGAACGTGAAGCGAAAGGTCGACTGCACGACGAGCGCCAAAGCGTGGAGATGTCCGGATTGATCGTGACCTGTGACAGGCTGGCTGACGTGCATTACCGACACCAAGAGGGTCGACAAGCGGACACTGTTAGGGTGAGGCGAGGCGCTATGTCTGTACACTGTCGCAAACCTATGAGCATCAACACATTGTGTGATGTGGATGCCCGATAGGGTGTTGCGAGACGCAGGATGCGTCGAAGCATTGTCCTTGACTAGCTTATGTCCTTGATCCATAGATACTTAGAACCACTCTCATATCGTGGCTGTGAGTCGTGGATTCCGTAGGTGCATGGATAGTGGGACGAATTAGCGTGGGGCGGGGGTGTGTGTGACTCGCACGGTGTAGCAAGGGCCCCGGCATGGGGGAAACCGGGTCAATGCAACAGGTGGAGTCCCTACCTGCGCATCCATTTTTCAATTTTCTAGAGTTTTAGTGTACAAAGGTTCACAGGTTTAGGTTAATTCTATGCAATTATATGCACAAATTCACACTGTTCACACCTAGATCACACTTTTTTTTCCTAAGTGTGAATTATAAGTGTATAGCATTATCAACGACTTATGACTTTGTTCACACAATTCACACTTTTTTGACCCCTATAGTAAAAATAGATTGCAATACCCCTAGAAAAAGTGTGAATAGTGTGAACGATTCCCTAAGTCCTTATTATTAATATATATAAGTAGTTCACACCTACCCCGTTACAAGTGTGAATGAGTGTGAACAGTGTGAACGGCTTGACAAAATGTCTCTAGTAGTCCATACGTGAATTGTGGACAAAAAACCTGACGGTAGAACATACGCTGCTGGTAAACCCAAGCAGGTAACAAAACAACAAAACGCGAAGAGAACCCGATGTCACAAGAAGCGGATGAAAGCTGAGGTGGACATGAAGGAGGCTCAGAAGGATCTTGCTGTCGTCGAGAAACAGCTGGACACAAAGAAGCAGTTTCTTGATATGATGTCAAAAGCGCCTACTCCATCGGAGCAGCGTAAGGCACTATTAGCTATGTTTGCGGAACGTGGGATCAATCCGATCGAGCAGTTGCTAGAGTACACTGACGATAGTGATGTACCAGTAAAAGAGAAGATTGCGCTGTGGAAGGAGCTGGCTAGTTACACCCAGCCCAAGCTAAAGAGTGTAGACGTACAGCAAAATATCACGGGCGAGATGAAGATATTGACTGTAGACTATAGTTCTTTATCGAAAGCGGATATAGCAACACCTGTAGAAGAGGTTGACAATGTCGAGGAATATGATGAGTTTTTAAGTGAGCAAGATAAAAATGAGTGAGCCAAACCCAATCGAAAAACTGGCTGGTATAGCAGGAGAGCATTTCTCTAACTATGCTATAGCGGTTATAAACGAGGAGAACGGGGAGCTCGAATACAGATTCAACAATAAAAAAATAGCTACCATGATGTTTGCCGAAGGGGTAAAAGATCTGATACGGCTTGATCGTCTAGAGGGAATGGAGATTGTCTGGGACGATGAAGAAGTGGGTGGCGAAGAGACCGAAGAGTAATGGACATACAGATACCGGCGCAGGGATGGGAGCCTAGAAGCTACCAGCTACCTTTGCTTAAATACATGACGAAGAAAAATCGCGGCTTGCGAGCGTGCGTAGCTTGGCACAGGCGTGCGGGTAAGGATTTAACATGTATCAATATTATGGCGATCAAAGCCATGCAACGTGTAGGAACGTTCTGGTATATTCTACCGTATGCGAATCAGGCACGTCGTATTGTGTGGAACGGCATGACCGGCGAGGGTAAGAAGTTTATTGATTATTTTCCTAGGGAGCTTGTCGAAAAGAAGAGTGAGCAGGAGATGCGTGTGCATCTAAAGAACGGAAGTGTTATCCAGCTCATGGGATCGGACGACCCTGACAAGATGGTGGGTGCGAATCCGGTTGGTTGTGTATTCTCCGAGTATAGTATTTCAGATCCTAGCGCGTGGCAGTTGATCAATCCGATCTTAGCGGAGAATGGTGGGTGGGCGTTATTCAACGGAACGCCCAGAGGAGAGAATCATTTCTATAAATTATTATTAAAAGCCCAGTCGGACAGCAACTGGTATAGCAGTCACCTGTCAGTCAAGGACACAAAGGCGATCACACCTGAAGAGTTGCGTACTGCCCGAAGCGAGTTAAACAACGAAGCGCGGTTTCAGTCAGAGTACATGTGTTCGTTTAAAGTACCAGTCGAAGGAGCGTACTACGGAGCTCAGATAAATAAGGCGTATAGGGAGAAGAGGATAGTAGATAGTTTAGGAGTTGAGCCAACGTTACCTGTGCACACTGCGTGGGACTTAGGTATGGATGACGCTACGACTATATGGTTCTTTCAATTATATAGAAATGAGATTCGCATAGTTAATTACTATGAGAATAGTGGGGAGGGCTTACCACACTACGCAAGAGAGTTGCATACGTGGGCAGCCAGAAAGGAAGTGGCTTACGGGAAGCACTACGCACCTCACGATATAAAAGTACGTGAGCTGGGAACAGGTAAGAGTAGACTAGAGATGGCTAGGTCTATGGGATTAAAATTTACAACTGTAAAGAAGATACCGGTTATCGACGGCATCGAAGCTGTGCGTTTGTTGTTACACAAGTGCTGGTTTTCTAAGAGCGATTGCTATGCAGGGATCGAAGCACTAAAGGGATACCACAAGGAGTTCGATTCATCGCGCGGCGTATTCAGGAAGCAGCCGGTCCACGATGCTAACTCTCACGGAGCTGACGCGTTTAGAACCTTAGCTGTCGGATTAAAGCAACCATCACTAGATAAGAAGAAACGAAATTTTGAGTACGAAGTTAAAGGCATCAGTTGGTGAGTACTATCGTCTTTCGATGATAGACGAGGCGGTTGTCTTGTATAACACCAAGAAAGAAAACTTTATTAACTTGCTTGATGAGTTTTTAAATATACCTGTAGGCACAGAAAAGTATTTGTTTATGGCTGTCGACTACATATTATTAGGCGAAGTACTAGAAGATGAAAAGGGTAAGTATTGGGATGTGGCGTACGCGGCACACAGGATTCCAGGTAAAACAATAGACCTGTTCTTAGAACTTGCCCCGTTTAGACTTGACAGAGTTAGATTTTGCCGTTATCACAATATTGATAAACCAAAGATTTATCTTTGGAAAAATTTACTACGTATATCAAAATATGAATCGTCCTAAGCCACAAGCAGCAGCTCCGATCCCAGCAGCACCGGCTGCAGCTCCTCCTCCTACACCAGTAGCTAGAAGACCACTAGCTCGGTTAGGCAGACCAAGTGAAGTATTAACTTACGGATCAATGGGGTTAGGTAGATCAAACAGACGTAGATCTACATCTACTGGTGGTGCAAAAACACAAGGACGTAAATCACTTGGTGGCGGATCAGGACTAGGGTACTAATTTATGTCAGTTAAAGGACTTAAACAACGTTACGAAGAATTAAAAACATTAAGGTCTAACCTTGATAGTATGTTTATTGATGCACAGACTTATGTGCGTCCTAATTCTAATAAGTTCGATCACGGACACACACCTTTCCAAGATGACGGATCTCGCAGTCTTTATGATGACACCGCTGTTTGGTGTAATCAAATGTTTGCTAACGGATTAGCATCTAACCTTATACCTAAATCAGATCGCTGGTTTTACTTACGTGTACAAAACGTAGCGCAGGGTGACTTATCTCAGGAAGAGTTAAAGTACTTGCATATGGTAGAGGACAGAATTTTACATGAGTTTGCTTTGCCAGACTCACAGTTCTACGCATCTAGTCATGAGGCTTTCCTAGACATAGGTGCATACGGAACATCTCCTGTGCAGATGTCAGACATTAAAGGGATTGTAAATTTTCGCGCGAGACCCCTCTCTGATGTATTCTTTGATGTAGATGAGCATGGCGAAGTTAATACAGTGTATTATAGGTGTTTTAAAACCACTCGTCAGTTAGTAGGTTTACTCCCAGAAGTCGTAAACGTAGATGGGTTCTCTGACAAGGATAAGAATAAGAAGTGGGAACTAGTATACTCTATCGAGCCCAACCAAGATACCCGAGCCAAGAAGGGCGGACGCATCGGCGCGGAAAGACCTTTCAAAGTTACCTATTGGAGCCCAGACCTTAAAGCACCTATTCGCCAAGATGGTTCTAGCTACTTTACGTTCCTAGTACCCCGCTGGGCTAAACAGTCTGACGAAGTTTATGGGCGCAGTCCTGCAATGACTTGCTTGTCGCACATCCGTGTGCTAAACAAGATGGTGAAGGAAGTAATGATTTCCGCTGAGTATCTGAATGCTCCTACACTTACTGCAGAAGAAGACAGCATCTTACTTCCCATAAAGTATGGCGCACGTCAGATTATGTTTCATGAAGCTGGAAGTGAAAAACCCCAGCCGATTATGAACGGTTCTCAGCCACAGTATGTGATGCAGATGATTGAGTCGTATAAAGCCTCAATCCAAAGAGCGTTCTTTGTAGACCAGATTATTCGCGAGCAGAAACGTGAGCGTCAGAGTATCTTAGAGATTCAGGATACTCGCGGTCAGATGCTACAACAGCTTTCTCCGCTACTTAACCGTATGGAGTCTGAATATATTGCTCCTGCAGTCGAGTCTACTTTTATGTTTTTGAACCGCAGACGACAGCTACCTGATATACCGTCCAGCTTGAACGGTGCTAAGTTAGAGGTTGCCTATGCGAGTCCAAGCTCACAAGCTCAGTTTGCAAGCCGACTTTCGGACATCAGCGCATTTATGCAGGACATCACACCGTTGGCTAATGTTAAGCCTGAGATTTTACAAGCCGTCAACGAGCGTGAGCTTCTAGACAGTTATGCTAAATACAGAAACATCAGCCCATCTGTTATTAAATCTAGTGAAGATATGGAGCAGCAGCAAGCAGCTCAAGCTGAACAACAGCAAACAGCCCAGATGACTCAATCTATGCCAGACGTAGCAGGAGCTATGAAGGATGTTGCACAAGCAAGACAAGCAGACCCAGAAGGCATAGGACAATTACTTAATATTTAATGTTAGACAAAGCAGTAGATGCTTATGCTCGTCTGCGTCAACGCGGAGAGCTTAGGGATGATCTTAATACGATCTTAAGCACGCCAGAAGGAAAGCGATTCTTCAAGGTCTTTCTTAAGGAGTGCCACGTAACCAAGCCCGTATTTCATTCGGATAACAATAAACTAAGGGAATGCGAAGGGCGACGTAGGTTAGCAATGAGTTTTTTGTCTTTAATGGGTCAAGACGATCCGCATAAACTGATAAACATAATAGAGCAGGAAAATCATGATTAAACTAAACAACATACTACGAGAAGAAGAAGGCGAAGGATCTACAGCTGGTGGTGGTCTAGGTGGTGGCATAGTTAGCGGAATTGCTAGCGAGTCAGCTCCCGAAGCTAGCCCCGACGTAGACGCGTATAGCCAGCTTCTTCAGTCTCTTCCAGAAGAGCTCCAAAACAATCCGACTATTCAGAACACTAAGTCCTTTGATGCTTTGGCAAACCAACTGGTTAATGCTCAAAGTGCTCTTGGGACTAAGCGTCTTCAATCACCTCAAGAGGACTGGGGAGACGAAGAGTGGGAGTCTTTTAATTCTGAGCTAAGACCTAAAGATGGGTATAAGATCCCTGAAGAAGTTTCTGTCTCTGAAGACTACGATGAGATGGAGCTACCCCAGCACAGTGACGAGTCTATCCAAGAGCTAACTAACTTTGCAAATGAAGCAGGTCTTACTCAGAAGCAGTTTGACGCTCTGTTCTCTAGGTATACTGAAATGGAATTAGAAGGTCGAAACAACATCGACACTTATAACAAAGACACCATTAGCAAATTTGGTGCTGATATGGCGGAACACTGGGGTAACCAGTTTGAAGTTAATATGAAGCAAGCAAACCAGACTTTTGATGCGCTTTCTCAGGAGATACCTGAGCTGGCAGAACTAGTTGAGTGGAGCCCTGTGGTTGCAAACCACCCAGCGGTACTGAAGCTGTTTCATAAGATCTCTGAGATTTCTGGTGATGCTTTACCCACTGCTGGGTCTAGCCCGACATCTCCGTTTGGACAGGATAACAGTATTCAGTCACTTAAAGCTCAGATTCAAGATCTGGACACAACCAATGAGCAGTTGATTATGACTGACCCGTCTTCTTTATCTATGGCAGACAAAGCTAAGAGGGAGAAGGTACTGGAGAAAAGAATTAAGCTATATTCTGACATGTACGGTAATTAATACTTGACATCTCACTTATAATAGGCTACTCAGTTACATGCTGGGTAGCCTATTTTTTAGGTCTAGTGAACAGCTTTAGAAAGCCGTTGGTTCCGTAAAACTAAATGAGTCCGAGAGGGTAGCTCGTTGAAAAACTTAACTTAACAATATTAATTCAATTCTTTATATATTATGGGACTACCAGTAGGTTCACAAGGTTATAGTGACTCCACCGCATCAAACGGAAAAAACTTTATTGAAGCTGCTTACTACGACTCGTTTCGCGCGGGTTTTGAGCAAGCTTATCAACAGACTGAATCAAA